ATATAAACAGAATATTGCTACTTACTCACAAGAGTTAGCTGGTGATATTGATGGTTATGATGCTGAAGCCTTTGCTGTTGGTGAGAAGTTCGAACATGAACCAGGTAGGTTGTTCAATCAAAATGTTGCACCCATTGACGCTTCATACAAAGGCCAGCAGTATTGGTATATGTATGGTGCTAAAACAACCGATAGGTATAGTTCTGATTTCTTAAATGAAAGAGAGAACTTTTTCCATAAACCATTAGTTAACCTAAACCATTTCTTAACTATAAATGACAAGACTCGTTTGAGTACTGTTGCTTATTGGAGTGGTGGTTCAGGTGGTGGAACTGGAACTTATGGTAGTGTATCAAGACAACCCGCAGTTGAAGGAAGTGCTTGGTATGCAAGTTCTCCTTGGACTTGGGATTGGAATGCTGAGATAGCACAGAACTCTGCTAATGTAGATTCTTCTTTCTCTGAAACAGAAAACCGTTCAACTGGTATTCTTCGTAATTCAATCAATCGTCAAAACACTTATGGTTTGATTTCTAAATTAAACTATGATGTATCAGATGAACTTGAAGTTCAAGTTGGTATTGATTGGCGAACTGCTGGTATAGAACACGCACGTGAAGTTCGTGATTTATTAGGTGGTGATTACTATGTTGATTACGCCGATAAAAATGCTACTGATGGGAAGAAAGTTATGTTAGGTGATATTATCGCTTATCATAATGAAACAACCGTAGATTGGATTGGTGGATTTTTACAAGGTAAATATTCTACTGACAAATTCAACCTTTATGGAATGGGTGGAGTATCCGCAATAGGATATTCTTATCTTGACCATTTTGCTGTTGATGCTTCTAAAGTTTCGGCTGATGCTATTACAACTTTCCAAGTGAAAGGTGGTGGTGTTTATAACCTTGATGATAGAATGTCTGCATTTATTAATGGTGGGTATGTTGAGAAGCCACCCATCTTAGATAATGTAATCAAATTTGATGGTACAGTTGCTACCAACCCAATCAATGAGAAATTTACAAGTTTCGAAATTGGTGGAAAGTATGCAAGTGGTAATGTTGATCTTAAATTGAGTTCATATAATACTCAATGGAAAGATAGAAACCTTACCAAATCTGTTGAAACAGGTGCTGGAGATTCAGGTGATACAGATGTCATTTATCTAACTGGTGTAAATCAAAGTCATACTGGTTTTGAAGTAGAGTCTAAAATTGCTCTTCACGAAATGGTTGACTTGAATTTAGTATTCAGTAAAGGTACTTGGCAGTTCGATGGTGATGCCAAAGGTGATTATCAAGAGATGGAGTATAATGACGACAACCAAGTTGTCGGTCAAACTACAACTCAGTATGAGTACGCTCTTGATGGTCTAATGGTCGGTGACCAACCACAAACAGCTTATGTTGGTGGTTTAACACTTAAACCATTGGAAGGACTTAGCATACAGGGTTTGTATAAAATGTATGATGATAATTACGCTGATTGGTCTCCCGATTCTCGTGAAGTCGATGAAGATGGTGCCGATGAAACTCAAGTTTGGAAAGCTCCTGGCTATTCAAAACTTGACTTACATATAGCATACAAACTACCAGAAATTGGTGGTTATGATATGACGCTTAGTGCTCATATCTTTAATGCTCTTGATGGTGTTTATGTTCAAGACGCAGTTGACAATAGTCAGTACAATGGGTATGGTGATAAACTTCACTTAGCTCATAACGCTGAAGTATTCTTGGGAACACCAAGATACTACAATGTAGGACTATCTGTTAATTTTTAAATAGTAAAGTGCGGGGGCTTGAAATATAGCCCCCGTTTTACTAAAAAAACCCTTGACTTGTATAGGGTTTTTGTTGTATATTGAGGTATCGGAAATAAGGGAGTTAGTTATTTATCAAAATTTGTGGTGTGAAAAGAGAGGTGGTAATCAAGTAGAAGTTCATCTATGGGATGATGTTGCTGGTTATCAAAATTTTATATTTAAGAATTACGCTTACGTAAAAGACGGAAGTGGTCAATATCGTTCTATTTACGGAGATAAGTTAAAGAAAGTAACGTATTGGACAGAAGAAGATTTTAAAACAGGCAAAGTATTCGAATCGGATATACCATTAGATACGAGAGTACTTTTAGATAGATATTCAGATTCAGACGAACCATCTAAAAATCACAGAGAACTATTCTTTGACATTGAAGTAGAAGTCACGGATGGTTTCCCTGAACCAGCAAAAGCTAGTAATAAAATCACATCAGTAGCATTTTATACTAAACATAATGGAGAGTATTCAGTTTATGTTTTAGGTGAAGGTAAAGGTAATATTAAGGATGGGGTTGATATTCAATTCTTCAAGACCGAGATAGAGTTATTAAAAGCTATTTTACAATATTGGATGAATGTTAAACCGACTATAATTACTGGTTGGAACATAAATGGGTTTGATGTACCTTATTTATATAATAGAATATCTAAAGTCTTGGGTGAGGAGTTTGCCAATGCCCTTTCACCGATTCAAATCGTAAAGTATAACCCAAACAAAAAGATGTATCGAATTGCTGGTGTTAGTGCTTTGGATTATATGGATTTATATAAAAAGTTCACCTTTACTCAGCAATCAAGTTATAGATTAGACCATATAGGAACTATTGAGGTTGGAATTGGTAAGGTTGAGTATGAAGGCACATTAGATGATTTATACAGAGATGATATTGATAAGTTTATTGAATATAACTTGAATGACGTTAAGATTGTTAAGGCTCTTGATGATAAATTAAAATTAATTGATTTAGCAAAGGGTGTATGTCATTTAGGTAGGATACCTTATGAAGAGGTTTACTTTAGTTCTCGTTATATTGAAGGTGCGATGTTAGTTTATTTAAAAAGTTTAAATTTAGTCGCTCCGAGTAAAGCCTACGATGTTAGTTATGATGGTTCGGATGGTAGGTTTAGTGGTGCTTACGTAAAGAGTCCTGAACCTGGTTGTTATGATTGGGTATTTGATTTGGATTTAACTTCTATGTATCCAAGTATCATTATGAGTTTGAATATGTCTCCCGAAACCAAGATAGGTAAGATTAACGGTTGGGATGCGGAAGAGTTTATTAAAGGAGTCACAAAGACATATTCCGTAGAAAAGAACGGTAAGATAATTAGACGATTCAGTAATGGTGAGTTGAAAGATTTCTTCAATAAAAATAATGTCTCAATATCTTCCAACGGAGTTATATATGATTTAACCAAGAAAGGTGTTATACCAGCTATCTTGGAAAAGTGGTTTGATGAAAGAGTTGAATATAGAGCATTGTCTAAAAAATATGGTAAAGCGGGTGATGAAGAATTAAGTAGTCATTTCAATAGAAGACAGCACGTTCAAAAGATTTTACTTAACAGTTTATATGGTGTCTTGGGGTTATCGGTATTTAGGTTTTATGATATAGATAATGCCGAGGGTACAACGACTACTGGAGTGAAGTTAATTCAGTTCACGGAGAAAGTTACCAATAACTACTATAATAAGATATTGAAAACCGATAAAGACTATTGTATCTACACGGATACGGATTCAGTATTCTATAGTGCTTTACCATTAGTTAAGGATAGATTCCCAAATGCTGATGTTAAAGATGAGAAGTTTATGACAGAACAAATTCTTGATATTGCTTCAGAGGTTCAAATATATATTAACAAATCATATGATTACTTTGCTAAAAACTTCTTAAACATACATGAAGGACATAGGTTTGAGATTAAACAAGAAATGATTGCTAAGGCTGCTTTTTGGGTTACTAAAAAACGATATGGTCAATGGATTATTAATGATGGTGGTACTCCATGTGAGAAGCTAGATGTTAAGGGATTAGATATTGTCCGTAGTTCATTCCCACCAGCATTTCGTGATTTCATGACTAAGGTATTGAAAGCTATTCTTTTTAAAGTTCCAAAAGAAAGAATTGATGAATTCATTTTAGAATTTAAAAAGGGTCTAAACGACCATGATATTACAAACATATCTTTACCGAGTGGTGTCAAGGGTATAAAGAAATACACGAAGAAAAAGACAAAACATGGTTTTGGTAGTAAGACTATGTTTACCGAGATGGAAAAGGGTGCACCAGTCCACGTTAAGGCATCAGTTATCTATAATGACTTGTTAAAACATTTTAAAGTCAATAATCACGAGCAGATTAGAAATAGTAGTAAAATTAGATGGGTTTATCTGAAAGACAATCCATTTAATATCGATGCTATCGCTTACAAGGGTTATGATGATCCTAAAGAGATTATGGATTTCGTAGCTCAATATATAGATAGGGATAAGTTATTTGATAAAGCCCTAAAGAAGAAAATAGAGTTGTTCTATGAGAGTATGAAATGGGATATGCCCATTGATAAAAAAACTTCAATTGAAAGGTTTTTTTAACTTGACTTTAATGAAAAAAATTCGTATATTAACACACAATAGGAGTCGTAATAATGAATAAAATAACATTGGATACATTTATCCAAAAATACAATCTTGGTGGAAGTATAAATTCCGTCAAGTGGGAATCAACTGGAGATACATTATCCACTCGATTCATTTCACCAGACAAAAGTCTATTAGGTGAATTAACTTTGTCAAAACAAACTTTACCTGAGTTTGAAGTTGGTGTTTATGATACACCATTATTGTCAAAAATGATAGGTACTTTAGCCGACAAGGTTGATTTCAGTTTAACTGAAGTTGATAATATGCCAGTTGCCTTTAAGTTATCGGATTCGATAATGAAAGCTGATTATGTATTGGCGGCCATTGGTGTCATACCAGATGTACCTGAATTAAAGAACATACCTGAGTTTAATACGATTGTGAATATTGATAGTCAGTTTATCAATTCATTCATTCGAGGTAAAGGTGCTTTAGGTGATGTTGATACATTTGCTATTAATCCAGTAGATGGTGGAGTTGAGTTTGTAATTGGATATAGCGATATTAATTCAAATCGTATTAGTATTAAGGCAAAAAGTGATGCTGTTAATATGACGGATTCGATTGTCTTTAATGCTAATCTTTTTAAAGAACTTTTAAATGCTAATAAAGAGTGTTCCAAAGCAACACTTCAGATTAGTGATAAAGGTTTGGCTCACATCGAGTTTAATGTTGATGACTTCAATGTTAAATATTGGTTAGTTTCACAGCAGGTTTAATATGGAATCACATGGATTATTTGTAGAAAAATACCGGCCGAAAGATTTATCAACATATGTTGGTAATGACCATCTTAAATCAAAAGTAGAGAGGTTTATAACTGATGGAAATGTCCCACATTTACTTTTATATGGTAGAGCTGGCGGTGGAAAAACCACACTTGCTAAGATTATTGTTAATCACGTTGAGTGTGATTATTTATATATTAATGCGTCGGATGAAAGAAACATAGATTTGGTTCGAGACAAATTGAAGACATTTGCTTCTTCAATTGGTTTCAAGCCAATGAAAATAGTTATTCTTGATGAAGCCGATTACTTAAATGTAAATTCTGCTCAACCTGCTCTACGTAATCTAATGGAAACCTTTTCTGCTCATTGTAGGTTTATCTTAACCTGTAATTATGTAGAAAAGATTATTGATCCCATACAGAGTCGCTGTCAAAGCTACAAAATAGTACCACCAAGTAAAAAAGATGTTGCTCTACATGCTAAGACTATCTTGGAGAAAGAGAACATATCTTTTGACTTGGATGATTTGGCACTCGTTGTAACTGCTGGTTATCCTGATTTACGAAGGGTAATCAATGAATTACAACGAATGTCAATAGATGGTAAGTTGAAGATTGACAAAGATGGAATGTTACATAATGAGTTTAAACTTCAGTTTTTGGAGATGATTCAAAATAATTCTGATATTCGGTCAATTCGTAAATTGATTGCTGATAGTGGTTTTAGTGACTACACGGAATTGTTTAGGTTTCTTTATGATGAAGTTGAAAACATAACAAGTGATAAGATACCCGATGTTATTGTTGAAATATCAAAGGGAGCTTATCAAGATGTGATGTGTGTGGATAAAGAGATTAACTTTATTGCAACCATGTCAAGCATATTAGGAAAATTACAATGAGTACAAAACCAATGAAACCACTACCAAAACAAGAAGTCCAGGTAGACTTACAGGATGCAGAAACAATGACTTGTCTAGAATGCAATAATAAGATTTTCATTCAAGGGTATGTCATAAAGAAAATATCAGCTATTATGTCACCAACGGGTAAAGAAGTCATAGCTCCAATTCAAGTGTTTAATTGTGGAAACTGTGGTGAGATATTACCGTTAAATGAGATAAATGAACTTATTTAGTTGGATTAATGAACTATTTGTCGGTAAACGAGATTGGGATTCTTTTTCGGATGCCGACAAAAAGAAGTTTAGTCCATTTATGGTAAATCGTTATTTGAGCATGGGTGATGAGTTTTTACCTTTCGTAAATCACTTTCAAACATATACGATAGAAGTTATGCCACATAAAGCCGTGTATCAATTCTATTGTAATTTACTACCAAAGAAAAAGACTTACTTAAAGTATTTGAGTGGTAAGAAAGAAAAGACAAATGATTTAGTTGTTCCTTTCATTATGACTTACTTTGAAGTAAGTAAACATCAGGCTGCTGAATACTATGATTTGATGTCAAAAGAAGAATTGATATTGTTAGTAAAAAAATATGGAAAATCCGATAAAGAAATAAAGAAGATGAAAATTAGATGAGTAAGCTATGGATGGCATTAGGAATATCATTGATAGGTCATATATGGGCTTGGTTTCATATGCAAGGTCAATTTAAATATGAATGGGCTAAGTCTTTATGGTGGGTTGTATTTGGTGGTATACCGATTAGTATTGCTTTTTGGTATGGGACAAAATGGTATTATGAATATTTTCAAAATTATTGGTATGTTAGGCCCATTGGATTTGGAATGGCTACAATAGTATTTACCGTATTGACTTATTTGATTTTACACGAAGTACCTGACACGAGAACAATAATAAGTTTGGTTTTATCAGTTGTTATTATTGTTATACAATTATCACATTTAATAATAAAATAGAGGAAGTTATGGTTATTACAGAAAAAGAAGCAAATTCTAGTTCAATGAGTAACAGTAGTGATATTGTAACAATGATGGAACAAGAATGGCCAGAGATGACCGAAGAATTTAAAAGATTACAACGAGAACAATATGAATTGTTCTGTCACAAGCAACATGATTACGGCCCAGGGAATATTTCAGTTGGGACACAATTACAAACAGAAGAAGATATAAAACTATCTCTTACAGGATTGTTCTTCAGAATTAATGACAAAATCCAAAGAGTAAAGACCTTGTTGATTGGTGGAAGAGTTAATGCCGTAGAGGGTGAACCATTAGAAGATGCCTTTTTGGATATGTCCAACTATGGTATAATGGCAACAATAGTTAAGAATGGTAAGTGGGGAAAATAATGAAAAAGAAAGCATTTTTTTATAAAGTGCCAGAAGGTGAATACACAGCTAATACATTTATTGGATTAACGTGGGAAATATTTAAACATAGGTTATGGCATTTATATAAACATGGTAGGTGGATGGATTAATGGGGAGGATTAGTTATAGTCAACTTTCACAATGGGATAAATGCCCTAATATGTGGAAACTTAATTATGTAGATAAACTTGGCACATTTGAAGGTAATATCTATACGGTCTTTGGAACTGCAGTTCACGAAACAATTCAAGCATATTTAGTTTGTTATTATGATAAGACCATAAAAAAAGCTGATGCACTTCCAATGAAAGAAATCTTATTATATAGGATGGAAGAGAACTATAAAAAGTATGCCAAAGAATCTAAAGTTTTAGTTATAACACTTGAAGAGATGAAAGAGTTTTATGAGGATGGGTTAAAAATAGTTAACGAATTTCTTAAATTAAAAAGTAGATATTTTCCTAAAAAAGACCACGAACTACTTGGTATAGAATTAAATTTAGATTTTGATTTACCAAATAAGATGAAGTTTATTGGTTATATGGATGTGGTTATTCACGACAAGAAAAGGGGTAGGGTACGAATTATTGATATTAAAACTTCTACAATGGGTTGGAACAAATGGCAAAAAGCAGATAAGAATAAAACAAATCAGTTACTATTGTATAAACAATTTTTTGCTAAACAACGAGATATTTCTATCGATAAAATAGATGTTGAATATTTAATATTGAAGAGAAAATTGTACGAGAACTTACAATATCCACAAAAGAGAATACAGCAATTTTCACCTGCAAGTGGAACGCCAAGTATCAATAGAGTTATGAAGAGGTTATCAGAATTTATTGAAGATGGGTTTGATGAAGAAGGTAAACATATTCAGAAAGAATATACTAAGATAGCTTCAGCAAAGAATTGTAAATGGTGTGAGTTTAAAAACAAACCAGATATATGTGATAGGAAAATGATATGAGTAATCCAAATATAAGATTGTACTTACCTGATGTTATCCATAGTGATAATACAGAAGAAATTTTAGATATGTTAACTGAAATATCCAATAAAGTTCGTAGTGCAAAATTATATTTTTGGTATCACGAACCTGATTTAAAACCAAAAGAATTAAAAGATTTCGTTAATACTTGGGAAAGTAAAGGACATACAAATTTTAAGACAATAATTAGACCCTATTATTTTGATACACAAAATGATTTTATATGGTACGACTTAATGTCTTATAAGATGAGAGAATCACTAACACCAAATGCCCATGGGATTACAAATATGTACACGAGATTTTCGTGGAGATATGTTAACCCTAATGATATATTAGAAGGATTACAAGAATTTATTAATATTTATAAGTTCGTTATAGATGAAAAACCAAATAAAAAACAACAAAAAAGAAACGATGGTAAAGATAGCAATCATCGGGTCGCGTAGTTACACAAATAAACGAAAGATAAAACAATTTGTTTGGGAACTAAAACAAAAGTTCTCTGATAGATTGGTTATAGTTAGTGGTGGAGCAAAAGATGGAGCAGATAAATATGCAAAACGATTTGCTTTAGATTTTGATGTAAATTATTCCGAGTTCCCAGCATACCACGAACCACATAATATACATTGTGTTAAAGAGAGTTTTAGATATAATAAACAATATAATGTTGGACACTACCATAGACGAAATAAAGATTTGGTAGAGTATAGTGATAAAGTTGTTGCGTTTTGTCTAAATGGTGAGATATCAAATGGTACTGCATCTGCCTTAAAATATGCACATAAAATAGAAAAAAAGTACATTATTATTGATTAGTTGTATATTTATATATATACAATATATACGTATATAATAGAGGATATAATATGAAAGAGATAAAATTAACTTCGGTGAAAGTAATATCGGAGTTGTATAGTAAATTTAAAAGTGAGACAATAGAATCAGAGTTTTCACTACAGAAGTTGGTAAATCGTACACTTAATAAATTCGTTTATGATGATGAGTTCCGGAAGGAAATTCTCGAGCATGACAAATTATTTCAAAGTGGAAGTAAATTTTAATTTAAATAATAAGGGTTATAAATGGATATTAAATTACCAAAATTAAAGTCAGTAAAAGAAGTACAAGCTCGTAAGAAGAAAAAGATACTACTTTTATCAGATGACCTTCGTATGTCAAGTGGGGTTGGTACGATGTCAAGAGAATTTGTATTGGGTACAATCGATAAATACGATTGGGTTCAGATTGGTGGAGCAATAGAACATCCAGATAAAGGTAAAGTGGTTGATATGCACGATGCCGTGTTGGAAGAGACTGGTGTGAAAGATGGATATTTAAAAGTTTATCCAATTGATGGTTATGGTAATCCAGATATTTTAAAAGAGATTATGGAACTTGAGAAACCTGATGCTATTCTACACTACACAGACCCAAGATTTTGGGGGTGGTTATACCACATGGAACACGAATTAAGACAGAACATTCCTATATTTTATTATAATATTTGGGATGATTTACCTGCACCACATTATAATGAGTTCTTTTATGAGAGTTGTGATTTGATTATGAATATTTCCAAACAGACTGTTGGATTAGTTAATGAAGTTGCAAAAACAAAACCAAGAACAGATTGGGATTCTACATACTTACCACACGGAATTAACGAAACACAATTCTATCCAATTAAAGATGATGCTGAGTTATTGGAAATGAGGAAATTTAAGAATGAGTTATTGGGTAATAGGCCCCATAACTTCACATTGTTATATGTGAATAGAAATATTCGTAGGAAAATGATGGGTGATTGTATTCTTGCATTTCAACATTTTGTTAATTCAATCCCACCCGAAGAGAGAGATAAAGTTACCTATGTAATGCATACTCAACCAGTTGATGGGAATGGAACTGA